GCACAATTAAATCAAAGTCCGGCTTTTGAGGTTGCTCGAGCAAAGGGGGCTACATACGACCAAGCATTAAAAACTGCTTCTAACGCATATAACCCAAGCATGCTCCGCACCTACGGTCCAGCAGTTGCTGCAGGTGTAGGGGCCCTTGGCCTGGCCGGTGGATTTAGCCCGAAAGAGGAACCACCTCCTGATAACGCTAATCGGCTGTATGGGTCGCAAAGCGGTGCTCAGTTGCTTGCCAGCAGCCCACAGATCTACGGCACCACTCCCGGTGGCGCTTTAACACAATACTACAACCCAGGTTATATGGGATATGGCTTGCCAACTCGTCAATACTATCGGCCACAAATTGCCTTTGGCCAGCCACAGTATCGTCAGGGCTTTGCTGAAGGGGGTATTGCCTCCCTTGCAAAAGGAGGTAGTACAAACTTCCCTCGTAAAACTGGCCCCATCAACGGGCCCGGCACTGGAACTTCGGACTCTATCCCTGCAATGCTTTCGGACGGGGAGTTTGTGTTTACCGCCAAAGCAGTGCGCAACATGGGCAAAGGCTCACGGCGCTTGGGTGCCAAGCGTATGTATGCGCTGATGAAAGCGCTTGAAGGGAAATAACAATGGCCGAAATTACCGAACAGATAGTCCGCGAAGCGCCGCAGATAGAGGCCTACAAGCTAGGCCTCTTAGAGTCTGCGAAAAAGCTTTCTGAGCAACAGCTTCCGCTGCCTGCTTATCAAGTAAGCGGCATGACCGACCTGCAAAAGCAGGCGGCTCAACTTGCGGAACAAGGCATCGGTGGGTATCAGCCTTACCTGCAAGCCGGTCAAAAAGCGCTAGAGGCAGGCATTGGCGCAATAGGACAGTCTTTTGGAGCGCCGACCACGGCCCAACTACAGCAGTTCCAAAACCCTTACCAAGAGCTTGTTACTCAGCAGGCACTTGCGCAAATGCAGCGCCAGGCAGACATTGCCCGTCAAGGCACTGCCGCACAGGCTGTTCGCGCGGGGGCGTTTGGTGGAACGCGTGAAGGTGTTCAGCGGGCAGAACTTGAGCGTGGCCTGCAAGACGTTATGAGCCAACGAATTGCTCAGGATCTTGCACAAAATTACGCACAGGCACAGAACTTGTTTTCCACCCAACAGCAAAGAGCGCAACAGGCAGGGCAACTCTACGGACAGTTAGGCGTGCAACAGGCCGCATTGGGGCAAAGCGCCCAACAGTTTGGTCTTCAGGATGTGCAGACATTGTCTGCCCTCGGTCAACAAGAGCAGGCCCTGGCACAGCAACAACTGGAGGCGCAGCGCGCCACGCAACTACAGTCCGCTTTGACGCCCTATCAGCAGTTGTCTTTCTTATCGGACATTTACAAAGGTGCCCCAGGCACACAGATTGCGTTGACGGCTCAGACAGCCCCACAGGCAAGCCCATTGCAACAGGCCGTAGGCCTGGGAGTTGGCGCACTGTCGGCAGCTACTGGCGCCAAAAAAGCCGGCCTCTTTTAAGGAGTGGATATGAAATCCAAAGTAATGGACAGGCCTATGTTTAAAGAGAACGGCGTGGATCCCGAGAATGTGGGAATCATGGCGGGCTTTAAAGACATGGAAGATGACGAGGACATGCCCAGCAAAATGCTGGAGTTGATGGGTGCCCAAGTTGAAGAAGACGACGAAGAGTACGAAGGTCAAGAGGCCGTCGAGCGCTCGCCTTCCTCGCCTGAAATCCTTATGAACAATCTTCGGGGAGACATGCGTTCGGTAGATGCACGCAAAGAAGAGTTAGCCGATTTGGTCGGCTATCGTGCGGCAGCCGAGACTCCCGATGAGGTCCTTGCCTTACTGCAGCCCGTGCTTGCACAGCAAGGTGCAATGCCTGCAGCTCCAACGGGTGCTCCGATGCCTGCTGGTATGCCTCCCATGCCTCCGGAGGCTGTTGGCGGTATTGGGGCACTCCCACAAGCAGAGATGGCACCTCCCATAGAAGGCGCGCCGTTGAACATGGCCAATGGGGGAATCGTCCAGCGTTTTCAAGAAGGGTCTGATGAAGATGGCGTAACGCCAGCGGGGACACAGGCCCAGAGATTCTATTCCCCGGAATTTGTTGCTAAAGCACATTCAGAAATGGCTAACTTTATAGCTCAGGCTCCTGCAGTTGAGCCCGATCTTAGAGCACAGGTTGCACTAAGAAAACCGATCTATCAAGGATTACTTGGTGACACAAAAGATTTGACACAAGCTCAAATCTTGTTTGACATCGCACAAGGAGCATTTCAATACGGTGCAAACGTAGATGAGCAGGGCCGTCCAATTAGGGGCTCTCAAGCATCACGTCTGATGAGTGCGTTCCGTGGTGTGCCGGCAAGAATTGGTGCTCGCGCAGCGGAGATGGAAAAGCAAGAGCGCGCTGTAAGCCTTGCTGCACTGCAGGCCGCAGAGAAGGACATTTCTAATATTAGAGACGCTAATACAAAGTTAATGGAGGCAAAGCGCAGGATATACACAGACGCTCTTAAGGCTCCTCGAGACGCTGGTTTTGGCACCGGCGTTAAAGCTGTTGCCCTTAATACGATGGTTCAATTAGCCCCTGAGTATGAAGCTGGTACTTTAGATCCACAAAAAAGACGCTTATTTGAAACAGTAATAACTGAATACACACAGCCAGAATATACGGTGGATCCTGCGACAGGTAGAAACATTCTAGTTCGTCAGCCAGCATTGCCGAGCTATGTTCAAAATGCGATTGCAAATAGCCCATTTTCAAAAACGTCTAAAAAGGCTGGGCCTGCTGCTCCTGCGGGAGAAGCAGTTCCTGGCGTGGCTGGAACTACCGGCGCAGCAGGCGCCATTGTTCCGCAAATAATTAGTACAACAGGCGGAAATGTTGTTATTCCAGGAACACTTTTTGCGGGTGCTCCCCCTAAAAATCCGCCACCTATTTTGTATTCCACTGCGCAACCTTCCATGTTTAATGCTGCCAAGGAAGGTACTGGTGTTTTACTTAATATTCCAAAAGCATTTGCTGAAAGAGTTCCTATAGTAGGAGATTTTGTTAGCGGAGAAGAAAATATAGATGCTGTGATATTTTTAAGGGCCGCCGCTGGACAACTTAATAGGAGTCTTTCTACAGGTTTTAGATTTACCGAAGGCGAAAGAAAGCAAATTCAAAAAGACATTGATGCACTACCTGCTCTAATAGATACTCCAGAAGCCTATCAAAGACGCTTGATTGGTTTAGATACGCTACTTCGACAAATTAGAGCAAAAGAATACATGGACGGATATGAAAACCAAAACATAGGCGTCTCCGATGTTAGAGCGGCAAGACGTCGTGTTTCTGAGGTTGATTTTGTAAGAGATCTTATGGGTGTTCCACCTAGAATTACTGATTTTGGCAGTAAAGAAGAATTTGATAAGTTGCCTGCAGGATCTGCCTTTATTAACAGCAAAGGCCAAATTGTTTTTAAATAGTAAAAGGATTGGAAATGGCTCTTACTGCTGATCAAATTAGAGAAATAGAATCACGAGCGAGTAGTACTCCCCCTGCTCCCGTTCCTGGAATAGAAGCGGAGCAGGGTGTTTCCATGTACCCCCAAAGCTCTGACGTTTTAAAAGAAACGGCACTTGGAACTGCTGAAGGTGCGGCAAAGGGCTCTGCAGTTCTTGGAGGTGGGTTGACTGGATTTCGTTTGGGCATGACCGCATCCCCATTCCTCGGACCTTTTGCACCGCTCGGTCCGATTGTCGGGACAGGCGTTGGACTGACTGCGGGGTTTATCGCTTCTCAGGGTATTGACAACCTATTTCCTGGTTTATCTCGCCAGGATTTAGCGCCTTATCGTGAAGGTGGCAAGACCTTTGGTGAGTCTCTTTCGTTTATGCCGGCGGCTTTCGGTATCCCACAGATGACTGCCAACCGTGTAGCTAGTTTTATTTCTGGCATTGGAGAAGGTGCTCGTAAATACCCTAAAACATTTATTACTTCTGAAACAGTAGCAAGTGCCGGGGCAGGCATAGGTGGTGGCATGGCCGAAGCCTATGCTCCAGGTGAAAAGGGGACTCGTTTTGTTTCTGAAGTGGCCGGAGGTTTCTTTGCTCCAGGACGTTTTATCATCAACGCCTCTGGTTCAGTCGCTGATTTTGCAGGAACCCTTATTCGCAGCACATCCAACACTTCCCGTGAGAACAGAGCCGCTAACCGCCTCCTGACTATTCTGAATGAAGCCGGGGAAGATATTCCTACTTTAATTAGAGAGTTGGAAAAACCTCTTCCCGGTGCCTTAATCAGCAAAGAGGTCGGCCCGACAGCGGCACAGAAGACAGGTTCTCCAGTCCTGGGTGTCCTCGAGACAACCCTTGCGCGCGGTAATGCTAGATATGGCGCTGCAATTCAAAAGCAGGGCCTTGATTCAATCCGTGCTTACGAACTTTTGATTGAGCGCTTAAGCGACATCGGAACGCCTGATGCTTTCCGTAAGGCGGCAGAACTTCGTCAGGCTTACTTTAACCAATTAATTGACGGGCGCGTGGCGTTGGCTGAGGCCGATTCAGCACAATCTATTGTTAAGATCAAACGCGATACCCCACAGGCTCGTGCTGAGATTGGCCAGATCGTTCGTGACAACGTGACCAAAGCACTTGGCGACGCACGTGACTACGAGCGTCAGCTCTGGACGGACGCATGGAAAGATTCCATGAAGCGTAAGACTGTCGATGGTCAAACAGTGTTTGAGTTTCGTAAAGTAACTCCAAAAGCAACTGGTGAAGAATTTTTAAAGATTGCTACCGACATGACGCCGGAGCGGTTTAATGACCTGCCGACGTTTGTGCGTTCCATTATGGGACGTTATGGCGTTACTGCTGACACCATCAATACTTATGCTCGGGGCAAACAAACTCCAGAATTTATTGAAACAGGTGTAGTGCCTGACCAATACATAACCACGGCCGCCGGACCACGGACCCAAAAGCGGGTTTCCGTATTCCCCCAAACAGATGTAGATGACTTGATCAAGGTCCGTAGTGATCTTCTTGCATACGCAAGAGATTCTGCTTCTAAAGGTGAAGTGGCCAATGCTAACTTCTACGGTCGCATGGCAGAGGCTGTACTCAAAGACCTAAGCGATCCTAAACTTAAAACGGCCGCCTATGACAAGGCCCGTGACTTTTCTCGCACACTAAACGACTACTTTACTCGGACATATGCCAACGATGTAGCAGCAGTGACCAAGAAAGGCGCAGACCGTTTGCCACCAGAGATCTTGGTACAGCGTGCCTTTGGTAGTGCCGCAGACACTACAGCTCTTCGCATGGCGGACATCGAAGACGCTGTTGGCATGATGAAGTCTCAGTATGATGATGCGGTCAATAAATTTGGATTAAAGAGCCGCCAAGCACAGGAGCTCAAACCTTTTGCAGATATTGCAGCTGCCAATGTTGCTTCTATCCGTGACGCACAGACCCGTGTGTTACAGCTAGGCGCATCGAAGTTTATTGACCCCCTGACCAACCGTGTTGACCCACGTCGTTTGCAGCTCTTCGTTAACGAGAACAAGTCCATGCTGGACCGCATGGGGCTGACCAATGACCTGTCTGATGCTGTTCGTGCAGAGAATGCTTTGCGTGGTATTGAGAGTCAAAACAGTGCTATTCGCAGCACACTTGAGAAACAGACGGCCTTTGCTCAGGTACTCAGGTTTGAGAATCCAACTTCTGCTATCACAGACGCATTAAATAGCCGTAACCCTGTCAAGAACTTTAGCAATATGGTGAAGCTTGCTCGTACTGGGGGCACTGATGCGGTAGAGGGCCTGAAGGCAAGTCTTTACGATTACGCATTTACCAAAGCCGGGGGCGATACAAACTTTAGTCCTGCAGCGTTTGACAAGGCTTTATTCCAGCCTATCTCTCCAGGCCAGCCCTCTATTTTCAACATCCTTCGGTCGCAAAACGTTCTTACTTTGTCTGAAGCCAAGAATCTTCGCCGGCTTATTCAGCCGATGGAGCGTATTGAAGTTGCAATGAAGAACAACCAGCTCACGGACGACGTCGTCCAAGGAGCAGATGCGGTCACCGAGCTTGCATTGCGTGTAATTGGTTCTCGGATTGGTTCGGTTGTTGCACCTTCTGGCCCAGGCTCACTAATCGCGGCAGGCGCTGGTTCAAAGTACATGCGCGACATCTTCGACAAGATGCCTACGTTGTTTATGCGTGGGATCATCGAGAAGGCTACACAAGACCCACGGTTCATGGCTTTACTACTTCGTCGTGGCCAAACCGAAAGAGATAAATTTCAACTTGCTCGTCAGCTTCATGGCTACCTTGGGGCCGCCGGTCTTAATTACGCTACGTTTACTGTCGAAGAGCCACAAGACGCTGCGTTGTCCCCGCAATCACTGCCCCCCACAAGTGCGGGCCAAATGCTTCGCAGCCTTCCTCCGGCCCCTCCAACTAGAGGTACTTTGGGCGTGATTCAACAAGGCCAACCAGGGCAAGCACCCAGTGGCCCGGCGCCAGCTCCGGCGGGTGGCGTACCAGGCCCACAGTCGTCCAATAGTAGACAGATGTTTCAATCGCTTTTCCCGATGGACATCGTGTCGTCGCTGCCCTCGTAAAACTTCTCGACGCGCTTCATCCACTCTTCTTTGTAGCGCACAAACTCTTGGCCGGCCGTGGAAAACTCCATGGTCGTGCCGTCCTGTACGGCCATCAAGACCACCCCATAGTCAATGTTTGTCCCGTGGATCACGTCATGAGCCAGTGCGTAGGCCGCTAACTGGTGGAAATAATCGTCAATCCAGTCCCTTTTCTTAGGCTTTACGCTCTGCTTAAAGTCCATAATGCAGGGTTTATCCCTATACACACAGACCAAATCGGTAGTCCCAGCGTACTTTCCAGGGTAATACAGGCTCACCTCTGACCCCCAGATCTCCTGCATGTTCTGAAAATACGTGTTAATTAACCGGTAACCCATCTCGTAGCCCTTGGTCATCAGCCAGTTTGTAGGCCTGGGCAGATCCCGGTACGCGATCATCCGTTCAATCACGTTATGCATGTGCGTCCCGACAGTAGCCGCCTCATTTTTAATCCGCTCCGCGTTCTCTGGCCCAACCCTCGCGGCCCACGCATCAAGACCAGATTTGTCTTTCGTGCCAGACAGGATTGTGGTCACACTGGGCAGTTTTTGCTCTCCATAGACATACCGACGGCCTTTTTCAGTGTCTATTCGCTGTAAAGACTCATATTTGTATAGTTTTTTAGTCGGGATTAAATCAACCATTGTTTTAGCTCCTCTCCCATCACCTGGGTAGCAATGTCAATCTTGTCCCTAAGTGCCTGCACGATCTTTTCGTCCACGGATTTGGGTGTAATTAGGTCGATATATGTCACGGACTTGGTCTGCCCAATGCGGTGGGCGCGGTCCTCCGACTGCAGCCGTACTTCAAGATCAAAGCTATTGCTAAAGTACACCACGATGCTGGCCGCCGTTAGGGTTAACCCGTATCCTCCGGTCTTTGGATTGCCTACAAAAAAGCGCAGCTCAGAGTCCGGGTCTTGAAATTCACGGACCACGCGCCTCCTTTCATCTTCATCTGTGTCGCCGTAGTAAGTGCCCACTGAGTTCATGCCATACGTTTTTGAGAGGGCCAGCTTTATGGCTTCGATGTCATGGCGGTAGTTAGCCCAGATAATCATCTTACCGTCGGATTCTTCTACGACAGACAAGAGCTCATCCACACGTTTATTGGGCAGGTCTACTACCTGGCCGTTGTCCAGCTTGACGTGACCACAAACAATCTGGTGTAGCCGCATAAGCTGCGTCAGCGCGTTGACTGTTGATACCATACCCTGGTCAAGCTGTGCTAGGGCCATGGCCTTCATTTGGTTGTAGGCCTTCTCCTGCTCCTCCGTCAGCTCTACTTCACGCTTGGTGTAAAGCTTCTCCGGCAAGTCCAGGCACTCCTCCTTTGTCACCCGAAAAGCAAAGCGGTCGATCTTTTCCTTTAGTTCATCCAGGCGTCTGTAACCCACGACCTGCTTGAAAGTGTGACTGGGCATGCTTCGCTCCACCGTCACGGCGTAACGGGCTTGGAAAGCGTAATAACTGGCAATGCCAAGGCAATTTGGGGACAAAAATTCGCACTGTTGGTATAGGTCCATAGGCGACTTTGTCACAGGAGAACCGGTCATAATTCGTCGGTATTTGGCCTGTTTCCCTACCTTAACTGCGTTTTTTGACCGGGCAGCGGTGTGCGTCTTGATAGTGGTGCTCTCGTCAACTGCCATAAAGGCGTCGTGGCAAAGTAAGTACCTACCCGCAAAGCGTACCCCTTTATCCGTAGAAAGCGCCTCGATGTTCATGATCAAGATTTTTAAGTCTTCTGATACTTCAAAGAGCCGATCAAGAGCTTCTTTCTCAGATTTACGCGGCGTCGGGTTCCATATTGCAACGCGATATTCAATGTGGTCGGGTAAATGCTTAGGGATTTCACTGTCCATCCAGTTTCGATAGACACCTTTTGGTGCGACAATCAGGGCAGCGTTAACATTTCCTTGGTCATATAACATAGAAATGTTATTAATCACCATGAAGCTTTTTCCGGTTCCCATGTCTGCAAAAAGCGCGGCCACAGGGCTTTTCCAGAACCTTGAGAGGTAGGCTTCTTGGTGCAAATACGGCTTGTTTTTATATGGGTACTTTTGTAAAAATTGTTCCATCGTTTCTCGCTTTCTAGCGGGACTTGCAAACCCGTAAAAAAGAGTGTACACTGGTTTTTCGAAATTAGAAAGGAGAAAGTAAATTGCCTAAGGTTTTCGTCGTTACTGAAACAGGTCAACACAACATTACTTCGGCAATGGACTTTGGTGAAATTGAAATTATCTTGCCCCCACGGGCACAGGTTGCGTTTTCAGTTGCTCCAACAGTCATGCGTGTTCAACGTGTTTTAGAAAAGTTCTGCGATGATGATTATTTGTTGTTCATCGGAGACCCTACAGCAATAGGAATCATAAGTGCAATTGCTGCAAGCAAAAACAATGGTAGATTTAAGTGCCTGAAGTGGGATAAGTTTGAGCGTCGTTACATCCCCATCCAGGTTGATTTGCACCCCAAGAAAGGAGAAAAGTATGAGTCTTACGAATATATTTGAGGAAGATGCAAAAGTCTTTCAAGTAAAAGACGATGACCTATCTGGCCTCTCGTCCCTCGGCAAACGGGCCAAGGAACTTGAGAAAGAGGTTCTTGACATCGAACTTGAGTTAAAGGACCGCAAAGAAAAGTACCGTAAGCTAACGGAAGAAACAATTCCAGAAGCGTTGACCTCATTGAACATGAAGGCTTTTGTCATGGAAGATGGGTCAAAGATAGAAGTCAAGGCGTTCTACAGCGCTTCGATTTCCGAAGCACGTCGCGCAGAAGCATTTCAATGGCTGCGCGATCATGGCTTTGATGACATTATTAAAAATACCGTCAGCGTCCAGTTTGGTCGCGGCGAAGACGAGCTCTGTGTTCGTCTACTTAATCTCCTCGGTGGACAGGGCTTTCCGGCCAATCAAACCGAGAAGGTCGAACCTTCAACACTTAAAGCGTGGGTGAAGGAACAAACGGAACGTGGCAACGCGTTTCCGCAGGAGCTTTTTGGCGCATACATTGGCAAAAAAGCAACCATCAAGTCAGCTTAACGAAAAAGGAAAATTAATCATGACTAAAGCGCAACAAGCAGTAGCAGCGAAAGCCGAAACATCTAACGCATTGGTGCTGTCAACCAACTTTGAGGAAGATGCTTCGGCGGGTTTTGCAAACATGGGCCAGGAAGACTTTGCTCTTCCGTTTCTACGTTTGCTAACAAACACCTCTCCAGAAGTGGGTGAAGTAGATGGAGCAATGCCTGGAATGATTTACAACAGCGTCACCGGTCAACTCTTCGACGGTAAGAAGGGTATTTTAGTTGTACCGACCGCCTACACTCGGCAGTACATTGAGTGGGCACCCCGTGGCTCGGGTAGTGGTGCGCCGATTGCAATTCATCCCGCGACTAGCGACATTCTCTCCAAAACCCATCGGGAGCCAGGAGATAACAAGGACTATCTGGATAGCGGCAATTACATCGAGAACACGGCCAATCATTATGTGATGGTGATTGACGAGGCAGGTGTGCCAAATCCGGCAATGATCGTGATGAAGTCCACGCAGCTCAAAAAGAGCCGCAAGTGGAACAGCATGATGATGTCCGTGAAGTTGCAAGGCAAGAACGGTTTGTACACCCCGCCAATGTACAGTCAGTTGTATCGCCTCTCCTCAGTGAGCGAGTCAAATGACAAGGGCAAATGGTTCGGGTGGGAAGTAGAACGTGTTGGTTCAGTTGAAGACGCGAACGTTTATCAGGCAGCCAAGGCATTTGCTACGTCTGTTAGCGCTGGTGAAGTTAAGGTCAAGCACCAAGACGAAGCCGACGTGAAAGAAAATATTCCGTTCTAAAATAAACGCCGGGGGAAACCCCGGCGCCTCAACTGAGAAAGCAGAATGACCGACATCACACGGTTTAAGGCGATATTTTCCGGATTGGATATTGCCTATGGAACTTACAAGATTGAGCGGGAAAAGGATTCAGGCAAGCAGGCCGGTAAGGCACTTGTTGTCCGAAAACCCCCAACAGATGACCTATGGCACAAGCACTTAGAAGGTGTTGAGCCGAGCCTGGGCATCATTCCTATCCGAGCAGACAACTCCTGCATTTGGGGATGTATTGATATTGACCAGTATCCTTTAGATCATGAGGGACTGGTGTCAAAGATTCGTAAACTAAACTTGCCGTTGGTGGTATGCCGAAGCAAGTCAGGTGGCGCACACGCCTTTCTGTTTGTAAAAGAACCAATCCCTGCTGCTGACATGCAGCGCTACTTGAACGCCTGTGCAGGACTGTTGGGCGAGTCAGGCCGGGAGATATTTCCAAAGCAGTCAGAGATCTTGGTGGATCGCGGTGACACAGGTAACTTCTTAAACCTGCCTTACTTTGCGGGGGATAACGGAACGCGCTATGCCATCAAAGACGATGGTTCGGCTGCGAGCATGGAAGAGTTCTATGCTCTCTATGACACTCACGTCCAGGCGCTACCACTGACGTTTCCTGAGGAGCCAAAGCAGCCAGACCATCCGGTAAAGGATGGGCCACCTTGCCTGCAGGCGCTTTGCGCACAGGGCTTTCCTGAGGGAACACGGAACAACGGCCTTTTCAACATCGGCATCTATCTTAAAAAACTTGATGCCGCCGGTTGGGAAAACAAGATCATGGAGTACAACCAAAAGTACTTTGCCCCACCCCTTGGCATGAGCGAGCTGTCAATCATTACCAAACAGCTCAACAAAAAAGATTACAAGTACAAGTGCAAGGACGCGCCCATCAACAGCTTCTGCAATTCTGGTCTGTGCCGCACACGCAAGTATGGTGTAGGTGGGGATGGTCCAGACGCGCCACAGATGAGCGCCTTATCCAAATACAACTCAGAGCCTCCGCTTTGGTTTTTAGACGTTAATGGCAAACGCATCGAGCTTGAGACAGAGCACCTGTTTAACCAGATGGCCTTTCAAAAGTCCTGCCTGGAAAAAATCAACGTCGTTCCCCCATCCCTGCGTAAGCAAGATTGGGAGCAGCTGCTCAATGCATTGCTAAAGGAAATGGTAGAGCTGGAGCAGATTCAAGAAGCCCCAGAGGACACCACTGTCACTGGTAGGTTTCTTGATCTTGTGGAAGAGTTCACTACTCACTTGCAGCAGGCCATGGACCGAGACGAGATCTTGCTTGGCCGTCCTTGGACGAATGAGGAAGAGGCGAAGACTTATTTCCGGATCAAGGACCTCGAGTCACATTTGAAGAGAAACAATTTCGTGGGGATGACTGCGCCGAAAATGGCACAGCGCCTGCGCGATCTTGGCGGAGAACCTGCATCACTGTTTCTAAAAGGTCGCTCCACACGTTGCTGGCGGATACCGCGTTTCAACCGTCAGGACGCTCCATTTGAAACGCCAGAAATGAAGAAAGGAAGTCCATTTTGAACGAAGATCTTTTAAAAATTGATGGCATGGACAAGGCCCTGCTTGGGATTTGCATGACCTGGAATGACCACGTGTTAGTTGAACGTCTTGTGTATAACGGACGTGTCATCACTGAGATATTGATTGAAAAAGGTATGTCCGAAGAAGACGCGCAGGAATACATTGACTTCAACATCGTCGGTGCATACGTCGGGGACTCTACGCCAATCGTCATGTGGCCTGCCACGATGGAGGAGTTAGATGAACGTTCGTAAAGTGTTTGGGCCTCCGGGCTCAGGCAAGACGACGTTCTTACTAAATGTCGTAGAGCTTGAGCTCAATAACGACGTCCCTGCGCAGAAGATTGGCTACTTTGCGTTCACACGTAAGGCTGCCAACGAGGCCAAAGAGCGGGCCCTGGCGAAGTTTCCACACCTCAATTCCGAGACGGACTTCCCATGGTTTCGCACTTTGCACAGCCTGGCCTATCGGTGCCTGGGCGTCACATCAAAAGACATTATGAAACCGGAGCATTATCGTGACTTTGCGAAACAAGCCGGCCTTGAGATTGCGGTCGATTCGGGTGAGGAAGATTTTATTGTCCGGGCGGATAACCCCATACTTAATGAAATCAATATCGCGCGTATACGTGGTGAAGATCTCCGCACGCACTACAACCGATCCAAAATGGACATCGAGTGGTTCCACTTTGAGTATGTTGAGAGGGCGTATAGGCACTACAAAAATGCCCACGGCCTAATTGACTTCACGGACATGCTGGAGCTGGTGCTGCAGGAACCAGAGCGACTTCCAGCTTTGGATGTCCTCATCATTGATGAGTCACAGGATTTGTCCCGCCTGCAGTGGGACCTAGTGAGCGAGCTTTGCAAAAGGTCCAAGCGGGCTTTTTTAGCCGGGGACGATGACCAGGCGGTCTATACCTGGGCAGGCGCCGACGTGAAGTCTTTCTTAGACTTCGAAGGCGAGATCACCGTCCTCGACCAATCTTACCGCGTGCCTGCAAAAGTTCACGCGCTTGCTGGAGAAATTGTTAAGCGAATCCGAAAGCGCCAACCGAAAGTTTGGAACCCCAGGGACTACGATGGCCAGGTTCAGTACTACAACGCCTTTGAGAGCGTGGACATCAGCCAGGGGGAATGGCTTGTCATGGCGTCCACCAACTACATGCTCAACGACATGCACGACTGGATCAAATCCCAGGGCTTACTGTTCGAGCGCCAAGGACAACGGAGCATCTCGGAGACCATTCTCACTGCCGTTCTGGGGTGGGAGAGCCTGCGAAAGGGTAAAGAAATCCCCTTCCAGATCGCCCGGACTGTATATAAGTATCTTGGCACAGAATTCGTTAAAAAGGGACACAAAACGCTCAAAGACGCAGACCCAGAGCGGCTCTACAGCCTGGCGACCCTAGAAAAGGACCACGGGCTATTGACAAATGTGATTTGGCATGAAGCGCTCACCAAGATCGGGGAGGAGAAGCGTGACTACATCATTGCGCTCTTGCGCCGAGGAACACGGATCACGGGCAAGATCCCCATAAAGCTGTCCACAATCCATGGGGCCAAGGGTGGGGAGGCGGACAACGTCTTGCTGCTAACGGACCTATCACCAAAGTTTGCAAAAGATTATGAGAAAAATGCAGACGATATACACAGACTATTCTACGTAGGGATCACACGTGCTAGACAGTCTTTGCATATTGTCCTGCCAAAGGACAAACAGAAAGGATTTCGCTTGTGAAGACTATGACGTTGTTTCCAACTACGTCTGAGTGGATACCACCAGACAGTTTTCCGGATTTATCTGAAGCAAAGGAGATTGCAATTGACCTCGAAACGTGTGACCCGAACATGGAAAGCATGGGTCCTGGCTGGCCTCGTAATGATGGCTATATCGTGGGCTACGCTGTCGCCGTGGATGGTTGGGCCGGCTATTTCCCTGTTGCTCACGGCGGGGGCGGCAACCTTGATCGCGGCTTGGTTGAACGTTGGGTTAGAAAAGTTCTTGAAACCCCAGCCGACAAAATCATGCACAACGCCGCCTATGACGCCGGGTGGCTTATGGCCAGTGGATTCACCATCAAAGGTCGAATCATTGACACTATGGTCGCAGCCCCATTACTTGACGAAAACCGGTTCTCATTTAGCCTCAATTCGCTTGGCTTCGAATACCTTAAAGAGACTAAATCAGAGCAAGCGCTTAAAGACGCGGCGAATGACTTTGGCGTCCACGCTAAGAAAGAGCTATGGAAACTCCCTGCTATGTACGTTGGAGCATATGCAGAGCAGGATGCTGCGCTCACACTCAAGCTTTGGAACCACTTTAAAATCCTTTTGCGAAAGGAAGAGGTCGATTCGATCTTCTCGCTGGAGACCGATTTACTGCCTATCATCATTGAACTCACCCGTAAAGGGATAAGGTTTGATCGTGATAAATGCGAACAGCAGATTGAGGCAATGCGCCGCAAGGAAGAGAAGTGTTTGTCCGAAATAAAGAAGACCGCCGGCGTCAAGGTGGACATTTGGGCAGCCGCCAGTATCTCGACAGCCTTTGACAAGCTTGGGATTCAATACCCCAAAAGTGCCACAGGCTTGCCTAGTTTTACTAAGTCTTTTTTAGACAGTCATCCTCATCCGATTGCCAGGCTTATTGTGGAAGCCCGTGAGCTGAACAAGACCCACGGAACGTTCCTTTCTCCCTACCTAAACTTCTCGGCCAAGGATGGCCGTATCCATTCGCATGTGAACCAGATTCGATCTGATGAGGGCGGAACCGTCACAGGGCGCCTATCCATGGCCAACCCGAATTTGCAGCAGGTCCCAGCTCGCCACGAGATTATCGGACCCCTGGTGCGCAGCCTGTTTTTGCCGGAAGAGGGGCAACTTTGGGCGGCCAACGACTTCTCCTCCCAAGAGCCCAGGCTTTTGGTCCATTACGCCACCCTTTTGGGGCTTCCTGGATCAGAGACCGTGGCCCAAGCCTATAGGGAAAACCCCGATACTGACTTCCACCAAATGGTGGCCGACATGGCCGGCATCGAGCGCAAGCAGGCCAAGACCATCGGCCTGGGGCTCATGTACGGCATGGGCAAGCAAAAGCTCGCCAACCAGTTGGATATCCCGCTTGAGGAGGCCTCCGAGCTCATCGGGACCTTCCATAGCAAGGTTCCATTCCTTCGGGGCACGGTAGATGCGGTAATGCGACGAATTGAAAATAGAGCTTCCGGAGGTGCAATCAGTACACTTTTGGGACGAAAGTGTCGGTTTCCCCTTTGGGAGCCCGCCGACTGGGGCATACACAAAGCGTTGCCTTACGAAGAAGCGGCCGCGAAGTACGGCTCAAGGATCAAGCGTGCCATGACCTACAAGGGCCTAAACCGCCTGATTCAAGGATCGGCTGCTGACCAGACCAAGGCCGCCATGATTGCGCTGCACAAGGCCGGGTTTCGGATTCTGCTGCAAGTGCATGACGAGATCGCCCTGTCTGTGGACAACCAGGACCAGGCCAAGGAGGCCGCCGACATCATGGCCAAGGCCGTCAACCTGGAGGTGCCCTCACGAGTAGACGTAGAGGCTGGACCTTCTTGGGGAGAAGCTGCATAATGGGCGAGAGAATTGCTTTCTCCTTTGTCTCCTCAAGCAAGACCTTCGGGCTGGACTTTTGTCCGGCCCATTTTTTTGTGATAAATTAATACAGACAGAAAGGAGAAAAAGATGCTTGCCTTTGGAAAGCGACGCAAACGCCGCCGTTCACGGACCAAGGAGAAGCGACCGCCATCACCCTCACGCCGCGAAACACCGTGGGTGACGTTGACCATTCGCGCAGAGCATTACGCGATGTTGCGTGAGCTTTCCGAATACAACGAGTGTACGATTAGTACTGCGGCAATGATTTTGATTGAAGCTGAGTTTATGCGTGTGTTAGCATTATCCGACCCAGAGAAAGCGAGAAAGATAGAAGATGAGATCAAAGAAAAATATGAGCGAGGTGACTGATTTCTATGTCGAGTTTTCAAAACTCGAAGTGGAATATGAAGCGTATGAGCCTGTATACGGCGCGTGCGAACCAGGATCAGGAGGCCTTGATTTAAGTGGTCCTACACGACTTAGTGAACAGATTTACATCAAAGCCGTGTACATACCGGTTGGTAAAGACAAGCGAATTGACATCCTCGATGGACTTACATCTGATGATATCGAAACGCTTGAAGATGAAATCCGTTCACAAAGGGGTGACTAGATGAGATTAAGCGAGGCAGGACTTAGTTCTAACATCGACTACTGGAAAAACGTTTCCGAGCGCTACAGAAAACAACGCGACCAAGCGCTTAAAGAAGTCGAGCGGTTGCAGAAAATTTTGTTAGAAGAAACAGGCAAGGCATACGACGGCAACGACTGGTTGCGCCAGGTCAAAGCATCAGGGACCACGAACCGGTTTAGCTCGCGTATCAAAGCTTTTATCAGGAGATTTAAATGACTTACGTAGAACGTTTACGCAGTGCAGCGCAACTAGTGGATAACCCTGAGGTGGCGTCTTTGCTTATTCTTGCAGGGGATCGAATTGAACAACTAAACATGTGGAAGCTAAAGTGGGCACAACTTGACCACGAGCACGCAGAGCTAGCGGGCCGCTACCACGAGCTAAAGGAACAGTTTGATGCCTACAGAAGAAAACACGGAGATTGATTTGTCCTTTTGGGCAGGCAGTGGGTTGGCAGAGGAAAGACTGCGCAACCCGTTTAAGACCACGCAGGAGTTGGAGATTCTTTCTAGGTGGTATTGCAAGAACAAAAAGAAGTTTGGTATAGTTAATCCTGCGGAGTTTGAACCCGCACCTTTTTAATACAGGAGAAAGTTAATGAACAGTCCTAACATCAGCCCCTACGTCTTAGACGCCTGGGTACGCAGCGGTCAGGCAGCAGAAGCAGCTAAAGAGCTTGCTTGGTTTGTTGTTATTGTCTTTATCGTCATCGGCCTTTTAGCCTGGCGAGGGGATAAGTAATGGCAGTTGAGATGACCGACTTTGAGCAAGGGGTATGGGAGTACTTGTGCTCACACAAGAAAACCCCAGTGCAAGCAAGAACAATCGCAAAGGCATGGATTGTGAGCGAGAATAAAGTTGCACGCACACTAAATCGATTTGTTGAGAGTGGTATTGCGGACCTGGTACGCATCGGCGCCAGGAAATTTTATAAGGTAAAGGAATGAAACATATGTGGATAGCTGCGATTGGCGGGATCATCATTGCACTGTTACTGGCATGAGTGATGGTGGCAAGGGCTCCAGTCGGCGCCCACAAAACATTCCCAATGAAAGATTTTGGGAAAACTTTGATCGTATTTTTGGAGAAACAAATGCGCGAGAACAACGAACGGATAATGCAGGAGTACCTCATTGCGGCGATGACGTCCGGACTGAAACAAACGGGGGCGACGTACAACCTCCCAGAAAGCCTGGCGGTTGAATATGGCCGTCTCTGCTATAACCAAGCTATCAAAGACGTCATGGTCCTATGCAAGCTGGCGTCAGACTTCGGACAAACAGGGCTCGAAATCTCCGACGCGATCCAAGGCCTCGTCATTCACCAAAAAGGAAAGCATGTCTCCCTTTAGGATTACAGGCTACACGCACTCCACACCGGAGTTCGAGCGCCTCGAACGACTTAACAAAGAGCTTATTGAAGTGGTTGAGCTCTATTTAAAATGGGTCAATGTTGTCGAAGACCCGAGTGATACCACTTTAAAAGAACGACATGAATTGTGTATTGAATTACGGAACAAGGCTCAAGGAGCATTAGCAAAAATAAAGGAGAAAGCATGAAGCCAATTGAAGAATTTCCAGCAATCAAGAAAGCAGTTAACGATGGCATTGCCGAGGGCTTGCATCGTCTGCACACCGAAACAGATGACCCGACCTACCTTGAGGCGCAGCAGTATGTCATTGGCGCAGTCAAGGCCCACCTCGACGCTCTTATGAATAAAGTAAACCTGGAATCAGTTGCCCACGACACCCGTCTTGCGGTACGGAAAGAACGTGAGGCGTGTGTAAAGATATGCGAAGACTACGTGAAGGACATGGACAGGGAATATAAAGAAATAGGCGAAGAAATTGCAGGCACTATCCAAGCAAGGGGTAATGTACACGCCAATGAGTGGGTGGGGCTAACGGATGTGGAAATACATGAAATTAGACTCAAAACCTTGGATAGCGTAGCGACAAACTACGAAGCATACCGAGCCATTGAAGCCAAACTAAAGGAGAAGAACAGTGGCAATTAATCGAGCTAATTTACTTGATGCGATAGAGCCGGGGTTAATTGAATTGTTTGGTGGAGGGTGCCCAACATCTAAAGAACAAGCAAAGCTAGAGGGCAAAAACTTTTACTTCGATGACCGACGTTGCCGTAACGGTCATTACGCCATGAAAAAACTTAATGGGCATTGCGCCCGTTGCATGAGGGGAAAGGAGAAGAACACATGAAACCCCTAGCATGGACAGCCGTGCTTGTGTTTGTGCTTTGGGTAGGATGGAGCGGTGGCTATACGAACGGCCTAGAAGAAGGACGCAGCAAGGCTTTGAGAATTAACCCGCCCAACGAAGACCTAGAGTTCGCATGTGTCGCGCTCTGGGCGAGCGAACAAAGTAAACGTTGGTATGAAAAGCGAGGACGAACAAAATGAATCTTTTTAACACGCTCGGTGTGCCCGACCTCGTTGCGAAACACGCCAAGATCCTGCCCGTCAACCTGCAAGACACAGACGGCGATTACCCCAACGCAGCTCACCTCTACGTGTTCACCACAGTGGACCTGATCGCCTTTGTGGATGCAATCCAGGCGCGCACTTCGGACTATGTTTTTGATAGACTACGTACAACCCTCTTTACGGAGCCGGAAAATGGAACTCAAAGAAGCGATGCTGCGAGCTGAAGCCTGGACCGAGAACATGACCACCTGGGAAAAAGAAGAATCCTTTTTTGGTGTTATGGAGGCCCTGCTTACACGCATCAAGTCGCTCGAGCAGCAGCTCGAGAGCGCGACCAGCTATGCAAAGCGCGTGAGCAAAGAAAACGAATGCTTATCTTTAGATCTAGGACTAAAGAACAAGGACCACGGCCCACTGACCGTGGCCGATATCATCAAAGACGCCCAGGACAAGTCCTCGTGGTAACACCCTTTGAGCAGGCGATCCTCAACGCCCTTGAGCAGCTCTCCGAAGAGGAGGAACAGACGGTTCCGGCCATGCAGCTCCTACAGATCCAAATCGGGGGCGTGAACTACCAGTGTTTCTCGTCCGTGATTTCCGAGGAAGACGATGACATTCCCAAGATCGAGGCCATACAGATCGGGGACATCATTCCCATGAGCACGGTTATCTCGTGGCTGCAAAAGGCTCAAGACTCATGGCTCAAGGGCCATAACAAGGGTTTGCAATGACCGTCCCCTCCTGGTTAATCGCCTTTATTGGTGTGCAGTATGCAGTGGTAATGCTTTTGTTTTACCGCGATGGCCAGCCCTGGATGGCGGTCACGTATTTCGGTTACATGCTGGGCAACGTGGGGTTGGCGATGATTGCCCTGGGCCACAAATAGTTTGAGGTATGGCATGCCAAGACAAGGCATGGTCAGGTAGTGTGGGGTTCGGTAGGGCGCGGTTCGGTGTGGTTAGTTGCGGTTAGGCTAGGCGCGGCACGGTTCGGAAAGGTAGGGCTCGGCAGGGTTAGGCTGGGTATGGTGAGACGTGGTTCGGTATGGTGAGGGTTTTTTAATGGAACCTGGCTGGGTTTGAGAAGGTTCCATTAAGGAACCCTTAGGGGTTTTTGTTAAGCTAGGCAGCAATGGTAGGGCGCGGTAAGTCTAGCTGAGGTCCGGTAGTGCGTGGTACGGTTTCCCCACCTTTGGGGTTTATATAGGAGAAAGTAAGAATGGCTAAGTCCAATTTGAAAGTTGTTAGTGAAGTGACCAATGGTGGCAAGAGCGCCATTGAACAGGGTTTCCCTTATGCTGTAGCTGTAAGGGCCCAAGGTGCAGCGGATCTATTGTTCCACCGCTGGAACTGCGAGTCAGTCGATGCGAAGTCCAAGGCCGCCAAGAACTCGGCTGCCAAGAAGACCGATGACATCGAGTCCTATGTCTGGAGGAACGAAAAAAATGAGCTCTGCATCCCAGGGGAGTATTTTAGGCAGTCCATTATCCATGCTGCGAAGTTTAAGCAAGACCCCCGCTCACCGCGTAAGTCCGCGATGGATTTGTTCAAAGCCGGGGTTGTATCGCTTACTCAGCTGGCGTCACTTGGTAGCGATGAGTGGGACTACCTTGACACTCGTCGGGTCACAGTACAGCGAGCCGGAGTCAATAGAACCCGACCTGCCATGCGCATCGGATGGGAAGTGGATCTACAATTTCAAATACTCACCCCTGAGTATATCGACCCCACTCTTTTTCAAGACGTACTGAACACGGCCGGACGCTTAGTTGGCGTCGGGGATTTTCGCCCAACGTACGGACGCTTTAACGTCACCAACTTCGAGGTGCTGTCATGATTAAAAAGCCTGCAAAAAAGGCGAAAAGTACGTCCCTATCCCGTACGGTAAAGAGTACGCAAAAAAGTACCGTTAAGAAGGCTAAACTCACGCCCCTATCCCGTACGGGAAAGCGTACGAAAAAGCGTACGACTAGGAGTGCGCCCAAGGCGGTCAAGCTCACTCCGCTATCTAAGTTTCTTGAAACATGGGACAAGGACCAAGGCCCAGTACCCACGCTTTATGACACGGCCGGCAAGCTCGATGAGGTTGTCAATACCCTGACGGATATCCAGCATCTGATGGACTCGGCCTTGGATGACTGCCTAAGCCTTAACAACGAAGCACGGTCTATGGCTTTAATGCACCTAGCCTACGGGATGATCAAGGGCGTGGTAGATAAGCTCGACCCGCTGACCACGGACCTTTACCGCATCAACCGGGCCATCTCAAAGTAGGGTCTTCTTCCTGCGACCTGGGGCCCTTGCCGGCTCCAGGGTCATCACGTCTATCGGGCCGCCCGTCACAGGGTCAAAGATCGACGCAATCTCGATGGCCTCCCTCGGACTCTTGCCTAGGTGCATCGACGCCAAGGCGTACGCAGAACCTGTTCCAACCGAGAAGAAGTCACCACGGACCTTGACCGGGTGGATCGTGCTCTCGTAGACGTAAATGCCGTCTGCGCGCAGCTCCAAGATGTCCACCTCGATGGGCTCATCGAAGTCCCCGTTTCGTTCGACCGAATCGTAAAACTTCAACAGTTTGTCCAAGTCCCCCGCCCCGCCGAAGATGCAGTTCTTGCCCCGGCGAAGCTTTTCAATGTAGTACTTCACGTCGTCGCCCGAGACCTGGCTGTCTGCCGCAATCTCAAGAGTACTAAGCCGCGCCGCTATCGTCGTCATCACCCGTCTCCTTGCCTGTCATGTCCTTAGTGATCATCCGACCACGGCTCTCGTTCCAATGCAAAATCCTGTGACAATTGGAACACAGGGGAATGCACTTCTTAACCTCTTCGTACACCCTCACCCAATTGCTGTCGGCCGCCATCCGATTGACCGACCCCTGAGTACCATCCCGCACCACGTGATGGAAGTCAATAATGGCCGGATGAGACACCCCACAATGGTGGCAGGGCTGAGAGGACTTGAACTCGATCCACTTAGCCTTACCAAGCCGCTTATTTCGGGCTACACGGGCTTTGACGGCCTCTTTGTTACGTTGATAGTAGGACTTCTTGTAGAGGCTGTCCTTGACCTTTTTAACGGCCTTGTCTTTGTATGGCACAGCAATCCTCCCACGGACGCGAACCGAAGGGGTGATTGTGACGCATTAAAAGTGAATGTCCACTACTTTCTAAGAGCCATGGGCCGTGAACCACGGGTGCGGTTTGGTGAAAAAAGGGCGAAAAAAGGGGGTAAAAGTTGACCGAAATAGTAGGGATTGAGAGGGGTGTTTTTGAGGGGAAAATGGACCACGGATCAAGGGCCACGGACCAGGGATTTTTGGCTAAAAAGGCTTGCGTTAGCCGCTTGCGGCAGGTGAGTAGATAATGGGGACAGATTAAGGATTTGGTGCAATGAATGTACACTTCTTGCGGCAAACCGGGTTCCTATAGAGTGAAAACATAAAATGAAAATATTTAAAAGTATGCACTTCTAAAAGTATGTACTTTGGTGTGATAGGTGCAATAACGTTTAATAATCAATGACTTATGCATCACGTCAAAAAAATGAGTAACGTAAGGCGTAATGGATTTACGGGGTGCGCGCGCGGCAATTCCTGTAGTAAAATAAATATTTTCATTTTATCTTTTTACTTATAGGAAACTGAAAAACGGGGTATTTGACATCGTGGTAAGATTTGTATTAATGTACACCTTACCTACATACTTGATGGAGGCTTTAGTGTTGAGGGATAAAGAGGTTGAAAATTCCAATCCGAAAATCCGGATTAGGGAGTTTCATGTGACCCATACCGTCTCGGGCAGGAATCGGTTCCCGTTTAAGAAAATGCTCGTTGGGGATTTTTTCCGGGTGTTTACTTTTCGGGAATCTGTGTCGATACGAAGCGCGCTGCAGTCCTTTTACAAGCGGTACCCTGGAAGGCAGTTTACGACCCGGCAACGGGATGACGGCGAATGGGTTTGCAGGAGAGTAATGTGAATCAGACCAAGAGACAGGTGGAGCTAGAGTGGAATCAACCTAATTTCAAGGAGTTCACCCGGCAGCATTACCTTAAAAAATATGGGTGGCGAACAATCTACCCCTTTGATGACATGAATATCGGGGACTACATGTACCTTGAATCGGAAGAGGAAGCCAAGAAGGTGCGCATGGCCCTGACCCGGTGGTACAAAGACCATGACGATGTAAAGTGCTATGTGATCTCTGTCGGGCTAGAAGAGTGGGTTTGTCGGAGGTACGAATAATGGCCAAAAAAGACGTTTGGAATGTCCCGCCAGTTATCGGGGACAAGTTAGCGAAGCGCCTGGCCACGCCAGTAGCCCCACTAAAGAAGCAAAAGACCTTGACGGCCAGGGAATGGACCTTTGTCAAAGAGCTTGTGTCCGGGGATGGCGCGATAACCTTGAAAGAGGCTGCAATCCGTGCCGGGTTTAATCCGCAATCAGCGAGCGGAATAGCAACTAGGCTTACATCTCCTGACCGATGCCCACATATCGTCGCCGCGATCCAGGAATACAGGGCCGAGCTTGCAGCCAAGTACAACACGACCTACGAGCGTCACATGCGAGACCTTTTGACCATTCGGGATGCTGCGTTGGCAGCGGGCGCTTTCGGTGCGGCCGTGCAAGCGGAGTACCGCCGAGGACAGGCCTTGGGCACGATCTATGTGGACCGCAAAGAGATTCGCGTGGGCACGATTGATTCCATGAGCAAAGAGCAGGTGATGGAGAAGCTTGATGAGATTAAAAAGCTTTACGGTGGGCCGCCCCCAAAGGACATTTTGGAAATGGAAGTTACCGAAGTTATCGAATCAAAACAGGATCCGGAACCGGAACCACAATCGCTGCAGGAGGCGTTACGAAATGTCGAAAAATCCCGAAGGATTGCTGCACAAGAGGCTAAAAGAAAACTT